TAAAGGGGAGCAGCTTGCGGCCAGGACTGGACTGGACTGGACTGGACTGGACTGGTTGGGTTCGGCTGGGTAGACCTCTTTGTAACATAATATACAGAATGGGTCATTAGACCACCGCTAACCGCCTGATTTTGGGCGGTTTTTGCGTTCCCGATGCTCGGCAACGACAGCGCTACCAGCGCGACGACCGCAGCCGCCGCGCTCATTCGGTCCAGCATCAGACGCCACAGGGCACGTTCCGTCGCAGAGGTCGCCCGCTCGGCGTGGATCATCGCGATCCAAGTGGGGCCATCCAGCTTTGCCAGCGCGCAGATTTGCGCAATTCGTTCATCCGCCAGTGGCGTGTCGCCTTTCCGCCACCTGGACACAAGCGAACGGGTGACCGTCAGCCTCTCGGCCAAAGCCATGTCTGACGCGAGATTCAAGCGAATTTTCACGTTGTCAAGTAGTTCGTTGACGGCGGTCATGGCGGCTCCAGTTGATCGATCAGTTGACACGTGTTTCCCGATCAGTTTACATGTGCCCCGTTGAGTGATCACTCAACACCCGCCACCGGCACCCCAAGGCCGCTGGCGGGTTCTCTTGGGGCTTGGGGCAGGGGAACAGGGATGATCGATCCGCTCATTACCTTCGTGCTGCTGGCGGCCATCGTGGCTGTGTCCATCGGCAGCGCAAAGCTCGTTTCGTGGCTGCTGGACCGGCGTGATTACACCGCCTCGCAGCAGTCCCGCGAAGCCCAGGTCATCGCACTCGCAAAGGCTGAGATTGCCGCCACCAAGCGCGGCGATCTGCTGGCAGCAGCCGCGTTTGCCGAAGAGCAGGAGCGCGCCGCATGAGCAGGTTTCCCTCATTCGCCGAACTGGCGGAGTTCGATATGGGTCTTGCGGGGTGCTCCGCGCTCATCGCCGTTTGGCTGGGTGTGGCATTGCTTTCCATCGTGATCGAGCAGGCATGGCTGGGGCTTCGTCGCCTGTGGAAGCTCGGCAAGGACCGCTCCAATGGCCGGTGATCGCCCTATGCGCGCTCTTGTTGCCTGTGAGTACTCCGGGCGTGTGCGTGACGCACTCCGCCGGCGTGGCGTTGATGCCATGTCATGCGACTTGTTGCCGACTGAGGTGCAGGGTCCTCACTACCAGGGCGACGTGCGAGACGTGCTGTATGCCGGCTGGGATCTGCTTATCGCCCACCCGCCGTGCACCCACCTGGCTGTATCCGGCGCTCGGTGGTTCAAGCACAAGCAGAAGGAGCAGGCCGAAGCGCTGGACTTCGTGCGTCTGCTGCTCAACGCCCCTATTCCGCGCATCGCCCTGGAACAACCCATTTCCATCGTTGCGAGCCGGATTGCGCCGACTTCTCAAGTCATCCATCCGTGGCAGTTCGGGCACGGCGAGCGAAAGACCACCTGCCTGTGGCTGATCAACCTCCCTCACTTGGTGCCCACCAACATCGTTGAGGATCGCGAAGAGCGCGTCCATCGCATGGCACCCGGCCCGAATAGGTGGAAAGAGCGGTCCCGCACCTTCCAGGGCGTCGCTGATGCCATGGCCGAGCAGTGGACGAATGTGGAGCAGCTGCCGTTGATGCTGCCGTTGGCGGTGGCCAATGGCTGACGGCGCGCTAGCGACGGCAGGACTCCCCTCGTCTAACAGGGGAGTCAGTGAATTCAGGAACCCCGAGGGAACCCTGACGGTCGGCATTGACTGGTTTTCCGCTTCGGTGGACATGCTCGCGGTGTTGAACGAGCTGGCATTCCGTGAGGGCGACTCATACGAAGAGATCCGGCAGTGGGTCGACTTCAGCCCCGACAACGCCCGCGTAGTCGCCCTACAGATCTTCTGCTGGTTCTTCGCAGGGCTGGGACTGGAATTGGACGAAGTAGCCGGGGGAGGGCGCTTCTACCTGTGGCGCATCAAGATCCTCAACGCCGAAAAGAAGTTCGTCGGCATGATCGAGCTTGGCGGCGAAAACTGCCGCCGTGCTGATGGCACCTATACCGCCCGAATTGAGTTGACCGGCGATGGGTGTAGGGCAGTAGCAGCAGCGCGCTGCGGCCATGCTCAGCGGTGGCTGGAGCTTCGAGCGAAGCTCGAAAGCTGCGGCGGCAGAATCACCCGTGTTGACGTGTGCGCCGATGATCTTGTGGGCAACTACCCCTTGCGTCTGGCACAGAAGTGGTACGCCCAGGGCGAGTTCGACAACCGTGGTCAGCGTCCCAAGGCACAGCTGGTTCACGACTACGACAGCGGTGACGGCAAGACCCTCTACGTGGGCGGCAAGAAGTCGGAGAAGCAGCTGCGCGTCTACGAGAAGGGAAGGGAGCAGGGTGATAAGTCGTCACCGTGGGTGCGCTATGAGGCCCAGTTCCGTGCATCCAACCGCAAGGAACTGCCCCTCGACGTTCTGCGCGACCCGGCCTCCTACCTGCTCGGCGCCTATCCGGTTCTGTGCTTTCTGCGTTGCGTGGCTACGCGTATCGAGATCACGAAAGCCGCTGTTGACGCAACAGTTAAGAGCGTCCGCCGTCACATCAAGCGCCAATACGGCGCGGCATTGAACGTGATCGTCAAGCTGTGCCCGGACGCTGAATCACTCAAGTCGGTCATTGAATCCTGCACTTCGCCAAAGCTGCCGAAGTGGTTCACAGGTGATGTAGCAGCGCATTGGCCCGAAATCGCGGCCGTACAACCAACCTCAAAGGGGTAACTACACATGAGCATCAAGGTCACCGTCCTGAAAGCCGAAATCGAAGAGCGCGGCGGCACGTTCGAAGGCAACAAGGGTGAGCAGATCAGCTACACCACCCGCAAGCAGAAGGCGCGCCTTGAATCGGACGGCTTTGCTTACCCGTACGATGTCCGCCTCCAGGACGGCCAGCCCGGCTACCCGCCCGGTGATTACGAGTTCGACGTCGAGTCCATGCTCCAGATCAACAAGGGCGTGGCCTCGCTGAGTAAGTTCACCGTGTTGCGGCCGCTGCAGAAGACTGCGCCGCGCCCGGCAGCGCAGGCCTAAGTCATGGCGCGGTACGTCTACGAGTGCCTGCAATTCAACGAACAGACCGGCACCTGTGAGCAGGCTGGATTCGTGCCGCGCACCGATATTCCCGCACTTACCACTGCCGAGGTGTCGGGGTTGTTGTCCATGGTTGCGGTGTGCTTCGCCGTGGCCTGGGCATACAAGCAGTTAGGCAGGTCCGTTCGCAACTAACTCAACAACGCAAGGGGATCATCATGGATCTGGATTACAGCGCTGCACTCACCGTTCTGGCCGGTCTTGCAGCCGGTGTCGCCGCCATCGGCACCGCCAAGCTGGCACCGGCCGCAATCGCGGTTGGCTACAAGTGGTTCAAGGCTGCGATCTTCGGTTGATCGCTGTAACACCGGGGCCGGGCAATCCGGCCCCTTTTCATGGGGGATTCGTGATGCTCGGTCTATTCGTTCTCTGCGTCGGCAGTGCGGCGCTCTACATCGCATTCGGCGACTGATCCATGCGCATCGTTTTGACACTGCTAATCGGGATGCTCTACAGCTTTACAGCGGCAGCGCAGTCACCAAGCTGCTCGCCTAGCGCCAGTGTGGTGATCAGTGCATGTCCAGATCAGGGCGCCGCTTACAGCGCGGCATGGGCCGCTGCGCAGGAGCAGGCCACAACATCCAACGCTTCTGGCGGGCAGAAATGGACTGCGTATGTTGATCCTGATGGCGAAGAGGCATACCTAGGGTACATTCGGCCATCCACAGCGACGGGTGGTCGCTACGCAGTCAAGACACGCACGTTCAAGACCAAGTGCAGCGCACGTCCTGAAGAGCTTGGATGGGAGGGTGGTAGCACTGCCGCGTCGGTCAATGCTTGTCACAAGGGTTGCATGTATTCCAGCTCACTCGATCCAGCCGGTGTGGCCGGTTTCAGTTACACACCCACCGGCGGAACCTGCACAGAATCTGATGCGCCTGAGCCCAAGCCCGCTGGCGACGGCGGTGGCGATGATGGTGGCGGCACCGGTGGGGAGACGGGGGGAGGGGATGGCGACGGTGGTGGTAGTGACGGTGGTGGCGACGGGGGAGGGGATGGCGGCTCTGGGGGCGGTGACGGTGACGGTGACGGTGGCGGCGACGGCGGTGGTAACGGGGATGGTGATGGCGACGGGGACGGCGATGGCGATGGCGATGGTGGAGAAAATCCCAGCCTCCCCGAAAACCCTACGTATCCCGGCGACGTGCCAATGCCTTACATGGATCCCCCGATCCCCGGCAGCTACCAAGGGCAGTGGTCCAGTGGTCTTGGTGGAGGGTCCTGCCCGTCGCCCAGGACCATCAACGTATCCATCGGTGGCTACAGCGCGGCCATGGTTTTCGAGTTCAAGCCGTTGTGTGATTTCTCGCAGTACATCCGCGGCATGGTGATCGCATTCGCGGCCATCGTTGCTGCCTACATCGTTCTGGGGCTCAGAAGATAATGCCTTGGCTTGCCGCCTTCCTTGTCCAGCTCCTGGGCAACTCTCTCGCACGTGTCTTGACCGGTGCAGGCCTCGGGCTTGCGACCGGCGCCGCGCTGCTCCCGCTGGTCAAATCAGCATTGAACCTTGTCGTCTCGTACTGGGGCGGCATTTCCGGTGACCTCGCCAATGTGCTGCTGCTCGCAGGGGCAGGAGAGGCCATCACCATCGTTGGCTCTGCCATGGTCACCAAGGTCGTGATTGACGCTGGCAAAGTCGCAGTTCAGAAGGCCGCATCCAAATGATGTATCTCATTTCCGGCCAGCCCGGCAACGGCAAGACCCTGCGCGCTATGAGCATGGCGCAGGAGTTCTACGAGCAGAACCAGCAGGCCGTCAAAGAAGGCAAGGCGCAGCCGCGACGCTTCTTCACCAACGTCGCAGGTGCAACCACTGAGGAGAATCCGGACGCCTTCCCATGGTTCGAAAAACTGCCTGACCACAACGACTGGACCCGGCTTCCCGATGGCTCCTTCGTGCTGTACGACGAAGCGCATTCGGATGGCAACACTCAGGGGCTGGAGCGCTACGGCAGACTGTTCCCATCGACCGGCAAGCCGGGCGAGTCGGAAGATCCACGCATTCGCTCGATGTCCACGCACCGGCATCGCGGTTTCGATTTGGTGTTCGTCACCCAGTGGCCCAGCAAGATCCACCACCAGGTGCGCAGCCTGATCGGTTCGCACACCCACATGAATCGTGCTTTTGGCATGCAGCGTGCGGGTGTTCTGACGTGGACCCGCGTTCAGGCCGATCCCTACGACGAACGGATTCGCGACAAGGCCGAGGAGGAAATTTGGGTCTACCCGAAGAGCCTCTATGACAGGTATCGCAGCGCAACGCTGCACACGGCCAGTCACAAGTTCAAGGTGCCGAAGCGAGTCTGGCAGGGCTTGTCAGTGGCGGTCGCCCTGATAGGCATCCTGTGGCTGGGCTGGCTGTTCCTGATCAAACCCTCCAACGCACAGGCTGCGAAGAAGGAAGAGCAGGGGGCCGAAGCTTTGCCGGCGGCAGGTGCCCTGGCGCCCTTGGGCGCGGGCATGCCGGCGGCACGGCCCCTCACCCGCGAAGAATACGTGCAAAAACACAAACCACGTGTGGAGTTTCAGCCGTGGTCCGCGCCTGCCTTTGATGATCGCACCGTGCAATCGCAGCCCGAGCTGTACTGCATGGCCTCCGGCACCACCGAGCAGGACACCACCTGTACGTGCGTAACGGAGCAGGGCACCAAGGCAAAGATCTCGATCCCGGTATGCGTCGCGATCGCACGCGACGGCCCGGCCTACAATCCGTATCGCGCACCACGCCAGGAATCGGAGTCGAGTCAGGATCACCCAGCTCGCGCTATTGCTCAGTCCTCGCCATCCGGCACGCCTGAGCCATCGCCACATGCGCTGGTTGAGGTTGGAAAGCGTCCCATGGGGACGTTTCCGGAGACGCCGCCTTATCCGCCCAGCTTCTGATTTGTGTGACGCATCACGGGGAGCAGGATGACGAAACCTGCACCCATCCATTTTCCACGCGCCGGAATGTCTGTCCGTTGATGCAGCGATGACCCGGCGCAAGCTCCTTAGGTCTTGCTGCTCGCTCTGCGGCTTCGCGCCTGTTGCGCACTTCGGCCATGGGGACTTCCGGATACATCTGGCGTGCGAGGGCCTCCCCGGCACGCTCTTGTTCCTTCATGGCTGCGTGTCCGGCAACCCCCAGGACACCGCACGTTGCTAAGAGCAATGCGCTGCCGCCCAGGAACACGCCCAGCGCCACTTTCCATACCAATCCCGTCGAACTCGCCATCTATGGCACCCCCAAGCAATCCGGAGGCCATTCTAAGGGGTGTAGGGGCAGCGCCCCTACGCAAACGCCTCACCCGCGCTGGTGAGGCCTCGGCCCCGGTATCGACAGGGCACCCGCCACAGGTTCGGCGTCAGGACCAGCGATCACCGCGGAAGACCGCTTTGCGCGCCGATGAGCAACCTCGGCCAGGTCAACGATGCCCGCACGCCCAAACGGCCGTTTCTGACCGCCTCGGGCAATCTCCATCATCCGACGCCATTCCTGCGCCTGTGCTGCCAGCAGAGAGAGCCAAGCCAGATCCTGCGGTTCCAGCTCACGGCCTTCGGGTGTGACCAGTCGCCCGGCCTTAAACGAAAAACCGGCCCAAGGGCCGGTTAGGTTGCGATCACGCACAATCAGGCTCCATGCCACAGCAGGGCCGAGGGTCGAGGCAAGCTCCGTGCCAGCCTGGCCCAGATGGTACGAACATAATATACATTATGCGAAATGCTGTATCGGGCGGCCGCAGCCTTCGTTGGCTCTGCATGGCAATTGATTGACGTTGATTGACTGACTGCCACAACGGAAACGCCCAAGATCCCACAGCTGTCCGCCCGTATTTCCCCACAAGGACGCCCGCGATTTCCAGATCTCCCCCAAAGATGCCCTTGATTCCTGGATCCGCACCTAAGACGCCCTCGATTTCTGGCTCCACATCCAGCTCGCCCTTGAGTTCCCAACTGCGCACCTGATCGGTCAGAGCTTGTCGCCTGCACTTCCCAGTTCCGCCAGTCGCGACATTGGTCGCAAGAACAATTAGACGAGATCTCGGGCCTGAACGTGCGAACAGTTCAGCGGGTTGAGCAGGACTACAACACCGCGACTTCCCTGGGTGACGCGCCACGCCCCGCTCCACCTGCTCAAGCGCGTCGCTCGCCCCCTGACCAAGCTTTGACCTTAACTGGGCGTCGGTGACTCCCTCCCGTTCTGGTCGGCATCTGGGCCTTGTAGCGGCTCAAGCGCTGAGCTATAACGCCTTAGCCAGTCGCTATAAAGCGCCGGTGTTGTGCCCGCATAGCCAATAGGCTCCGGGTGCCCGAGGTCCACCCAATGGGGGCACGGGAATCCTTCGATTCCGGAGCCATCCATGACCGCCAAACGCCGCAGATCCCTTCGCACTTCTGCCTTCTACGCCCAATCGGGCCGTTGCTTCTATTGCGGCCTGCCGATGTGGCTCACTGCACCCTCAGAGCTCGGGCTGAAGGCCAGTAAGGCCCGAGCCTTTCAATGCACCGCCGAGCACCTGGTGGCCCAACAGGACGGGGGCAGAGACGTGTCCGGGAACGTGGTGGCCGCGCATAGCCGGTGCAACCAGGGCAGGCACCAGCGGAAGGGACCAGCCCCTTCCGCTGAAGCGTTCCGGGCGCTGGTTCAGACGCGGCTGGCAATGGGGAGATGGTGGTCCCGACTGCCATCAGGGATTGCACGTGCTTCCGTATGGCCAATTGAATTGAATCTTTGCAAGGAATCGGCAGCTGCTTGCCTGATTCGCTAGTCCACACTAGTGGCGCCCGGTTGCGGTGCTAGAACGGCGAGTCTGCTGCGAAATGGTCGCGCATTGGGCCTAACAAGGTCTGCGACCCTGTCAACACGTCCGAGAATTCCACCTGTCGCCACCTTCTCGTTCCAATATCGTTCCATCCACTCGGCTTTATCCAGGATCTTACCCGGAGCGCCTAGCAGCCTCTTGGCGATGAAATGCCGGATGAGAGCGGCCTGGCTATCGAGAATCACGACGCCCGCCCTTGGATTAGAGTCATAAGCGCTGTACGAGATCAGATAGTGGACATAGTGGCGGTCTGGCTCTTCGTCATCCCACGTCAACAGGTTGCTTAACCCCGCAGCGCGAGCATCCGATCGCACCTCTTCGCTCACGAGCACCATGGGATTGCGTGCTTCCTTACATTCCATGCGATAGGCGTCCAGCATCGCCGGTCCGAAGATCATCTGAGAATCATGATGAATGCTTCCAACTGTGAGCCCTCCACGTATCAATATATCAACCACTAGCAGGTTCTCGGCCAACATTCTGATGCAGCTCAGGATGTCGGCAAGGCCAGCAGGAGAGCGGCTGCTTGATATGACGATGCAGTCGCTGAAGTAAGTGAACAAAAGTCCTGTTGCTGGGTTGCAGCACGCTGTGTTCTTTAGTCTGTCGATGGCCTCTGCTATTTCATCAAGCTTGCTCATGTCGGCTGCCGACTCTTGGACAAGTGTGGAGAACCCGAGCATGTCGATGAAGGCGACGTACTTATCTTGGTAGAGCATGAAGAACTCCTTAGATGGTCGTGCCCATGGTGCCGAGGGCGGTTCCATTTGACCAGCGGGTGCGGGGCACGTCATAGGCCATGGAGCAATGTCAGCGACCTGGCTCGCGCACTAGTCTCGCAGAGGCTTGTTACGGCGCATCTTCGCATCGGATAGAAGCGAGCGAACGAGAGAGTTGAAGTCCATCCTGGCCCTAAAAGTTTCCTTCACCCTTGGTTAAACGAATGTCCGCTTTCGGTCAGAAGCGGACCAAAGTAGCCGGTGCTCTTCGCAGCCCGTACGCGACTTGGAGTCATATCATCAATCTGTATCAGGGCTCAGACCTAAGTGCCTGATGGTCCAATTCAGCGACACTATCCAGCTTCGGCGTCATCGCACACTTCGGGATACAGCCAGCGCGATCCGCTTATGGAACCAAACCGCACTGTGCCTTACTCTTAAGGAACATTGCCAACGGCAACCTTCGGCAATTGAATTTAGAGAATCCGGGCGGTTCATCCCGCGCGGCCCGTTAATGTCTACAGCTGTGGAGTTGTGAATGGCAGAAGATCAAGGTGGTGAAGAGGTAATTAGGGAGATAGGGAAGGCGCTAGCCCTTGCGTCTGAGCTTGATCCACAAATTGTTAGATCGCTTCGCTCCGCGATTGTTCAGGCGATGTCTGATTACGAGGACGACACGAATGCACAAGCTGCAGCCGCACTTGCGGCGGTTCTCGATTTTAGACCTGTGACGACCCAAGACGCCCTCTCGCAAACCTTGGGTGAGATCGGGAAGCTGGTCCAAGGTCTCACCGGACTGGAGGACGTTCATTACACTGTTGAGACACCAGAAGGTCGCCGAGTTCGCTCAATCCGGTCACATCTACCAACTGTATCACCCCAGCGTTTGACGGATCACGAGCAGGCAGATCTTGAGGCCTATATCGCTCGATATCTGCCACCGGACGACCCTCGCGAGGAACACGCGCCACGAGGACCGCGACTGTGA